GACAAATTGATCAATCACGAATCCTGATCAAAGGCACGGGTGAAATCCCCGTAACCCTTGATTGGGTCAGAAATTCGTGAGACCGTGAGAGTAATCTGCGGCTTGGATCTAAGCATCCTAACGAAAGGATCCTAGATGAAAAGCCAAGTGAATGCTCTACTCCATGTCCTGCAAGGAGTCCATAAGGACATCCAAGCAGCATACCCGGCGTTGAAGGAGAGTCTCTCGAAAGATTTCGCGAGGATCGCCCTTCTAGTCGAAGATAGAGGTTTGGGTGTTTTCACACTTGACCTCCCCTACCTTGAGTCTCTCTTATTAAGAGGTCTCGAGGAAGGACGCCTTGTCCTTAACGGTCCGCTATCTCAGCGGGTTTCGAAAAGGATCCAGGTGCCGAGGCTTTACTCGGGACTCTGGTTGCGTATTTTCGATGATCACGCCTGTTTGAAGCATGAGGTAGATGTCACTGCTTTAGCTTTCCTAAGACAAGTTCTTGTCTTAGGCAAGAAGCTAGAGGTAGAGTGCTCTTACGATCGCATTAAAGCGACTGTAGGAGCTTACCATGACATCGAACGCCAACTCCGTCGACCAAGCCTTAATTGGCTTGGCGACGATCTTGGGCTTGTCACCCAATCAGACCGCACTTTTGAGTGCGGCTCTGATTCTTGGTGGGTTCACCGGAGGTTTGATTTCTGGATCGAAGATCAAGAAATCGCGCCGACGGAAACGCGCCAAGATGGCAAGCACGAAGGATTCGACCCAAAACGTCTGAACTTAGTTCAGGCGATGGATCGATCTCTTGAGTCTGTTGATTGGACTCTTCCGCTCTTCGACGAACGCAAAGTTCGATCGGAGGAGGAAGTTCAACAACGTCAGGAGGACCTTCGTCTCCTCGATAAGATTCAGCAAGTTGCTGACCTTATCTGCGGTACGTTTGACATTCTCGATCCTGTAGGCTTTTCAGCCTACTTGGAGGAGCATGGCAAAGGTATCGGCTTCAAACATGGACCTGGTGCTGTTGCGGAACGATTGAGGAATTGGGAGAAATCCCACTTCCCAAATTGGCCGCAAAAGCTTCAGAGAGTCTTTCCATTCGAGCGTTGCGGCACAGTAGTGTCCGGAACGATTGATTTGGAACGCCCCCTCAATCATGAGGTGGCGAGTCGACTGATACAGGTACCTAAGACCTCGAAGGGTCCTAGGTTGATCGCAGCTGAACCGACATCACATCAGTGGTGTCAACAGCTCGTTCTCCGATTCTTGTTTGATCAGTGTAAGCGTCACCTTGGTGACTCTTTCATTGACTTCAAGGATCAGACCAAATCAGGTGACTTGGTTCTCCGAGCATCCTTGGACCGTTCTCTTGCTACCGTCGATTTGTCGGATGCAAGTGATCGGCTTACGTGTTGGACCGTGGAGCGGATGTTTCGAAACAATGTTTCGATACTTGCCGCTTTGCACGCCGCACGTACGAGGTATCTTCGTGACGAAATTAGCGAAGATAATAGCTTCCTGTCATTACGGAAGTTTGCCTCGCAAGGGACTGCAACGACATTTCCTGTGATGAGTCTAGTCATGTTGTTCATCGCTTTGGGCGCATCGCTCAAAGATGGTGAACGTGTGACTTGGCACAACATTCGGAAGTATCGTACCCAGGTTCGTGTGTTCGGTGATGATATTATCATCCCGGCACACGGGTATGTGCGTCTAGCTCGAGCAATGACTCTTCTGCAATTGAAAGTGAACGAAGCCAAAAGCTACGTTCACGGACATTTCAGAGAGTCTTGCGGAACCGATGGATACCTCGGTTACGATGTAACCCCGGTAAAACCAAAGGTGCTAGTCGCGGACAGCCCGGCGTCATGTCAGGCTGTAGTAGACAACTCCAATAACCTCTTTAATAAAGGATACTGGAATGCCTCAACAGCCTGTTTCGAGCTCCTTCCTGCACGTCTACGACGTGCAATCAGGATTGTGGGCCCAAATGACGCTGGGTTCCGGGGTGTCACTTCGTATTCAGGAGGCGATGAATCTCATCTTATTCGAAGATGGAATTCTCGGCTTC